AGCCCAGCCTTGATTGGTCGTGAACAGGGAGGCAATGTTGAAATACTCCTGCGTTTGGTCATAGTCCCCATCCGGGTCCTGCATCGTGGACCAGTAGGGGATGCCCTGGGCAATCCGCGCTTGCTTGATGGTCTGTGAGATGGCGCCCTGTCCATCCAGGGCTCTGATGGTGGCCTCTGGGCGCGTCATGGGCTCGATTGCCCCACGCATGGCTTGGCGCATGGCCAGCTTCCAGAAGCGCCAGAATGGGAGCAACGCGGCCCAGGCAGCACTGTCCCAGGCGCCAATGCCGTGCTTCCAGTCGTACAGAGCATCACGCACAGCCTTCGTCGCCTCTGCCCGGGTGCCCCCCTGTTGCAGCACATCGAGGTAGAGCAACGCTCGCTGGCGCTGCTGGGCAAGTCGGGCATGGTCGGCCAGGGCCTTCTGCCAGGACCCATCAACGCCTATCTTCTTGCCCACCTTCGACAGTATGCCCAGTTTGTCCCATCCAATCTCGTCCCAACTGCGCAGCAACTCTTCAGAGACAATGTTGTCCATCACGCCGTCTCGGACAAGGAAGTCCCGCGCACGGTCATAGGTATAGAAGTCACCGGCAGCGGTCTCCAAGTGCCCAGCCTTGCCGCTGAAGATGCGCCCGATGTGGGGGTTGATGAGCGCATTCATCAGTCCACCCAACACGGGCTTGCCCTTGAACTTCATGGACATCTCTGCCGCAGCATCGGAGATGTGGCGCCCCCAGGGAAGCAACGCGGGCACTGCCTGGAAGGACACTCGAGTCGCAGCCACAATGCCGCGCTCCACCATCATCTGGCCCCAGTCTCCAATGAGCATGTTCGTCCAATACTTCGGGCGCGGGATGAGAATGCCCGTGACCTTGCCAATCTTCCAAAGCTGGATGTATGTGCGGAAGGCGTCACCAACTATGCCATTGGCAGATTCCTTCGAGGACCTGGCATCCAGTGTCTTGATGAGGTCAGCCACGGAGCCCTCGAGGGCGGTTGCCATCGCAGTCGGGATGTAGCCATAGCGGGACGCAGGCCCGAGTTCACCCGCACCTTTCAACCCTTGCAGCCCCGCAGTGCGGTCCAGAATCTCGAGGGCGTCTAGGCTACGCGCAGCCTTGCTCATCTGCTGGATGCCCGAGACGACTTCCGGTTCACGCTGGAAGAAGGTGATGCCTAGCTTCTGCATGACAGAGTGCCATGCGTCTAGGTCGTGAGCTCCTGGGGTCAGCCCATCAACCCACTTTGCCAGTGCCCGGGCTTCTTCCACAGAGAGGCCCCCAGCCAGACCTGCGGTGACTTCTTTGGTCGCTTGGCGCATGACCGACGCATGGGCGGCTGCACCGGCAAAGATACGCATGACACGGAGGTTCCGGTACTCGAAGTCGAACTTCAAGCTCTCCAGGCTGCGTAGCCCCTTGTCGATGACTTCTGCTCGAGTGCCGGGGTGAGAGGGTAGCGCACGGTCCATGCCGCCTGTGCTGCGCTGTATCTGGGTTGCCGCCATCTGTTTGTACCTGGCTAGGAACGCTTCAGGTGTGCGCCCCACAGCCCCTTGGAAGCCGCCGGTCTCTGTCAGCGCACGGTACGCAATGCCCAGCAGGTCGCTTTTGATGTCCTGGGGCAGCGATGTGCCTTCAGGCAGTGCAGCCCGGGCCAGGGCCTCGAGGGCCTTGTTGTCCCCCAGCTTGCGCTTTGCCCTCTTCATCTCCAGGGTGTACAGGACCAAGCGGTCCCAAGGAGCCAGACTGGACGAGGTGTTGAATAAGGTGGACTCGAGCACACCCGGGAGGCGTGCTGCATTGGGAATGTTGATAGCCCCGGTAGTTGTCATCCAGGCATCCAGATTCGCCAACAACATTCCGGGCTCTCTGAACACAGAGGCGTCCGTCAGGCGCCCTATCTCATGCCTGGCCCGTTCTGCCTTGTCTGACGCACCCCGGTATGTCTGATAGATGAACTCGGAGAAGTTGCCCATGCGCTGCTTGTCCACAGCGAAGCCATCAAGGGAGCCATAGACCCAGCGAGTCATCTGGCGCAGGCCCCGGCTGATGAGGTTTTCGTTGAGCGGGGCCCCGGGGTCATTGAGGTAGGTCCGCATGAGCAGGTCTGCCTGTTTTGCGGGTCCCACCTTCATCTGCTTGCGCACAATGTCCACTTGCTCCAGGCCCTCTTGGAGCAACTGAATCTGCTTCGGAGTGCGCCAACTGATTGCCTTGGGGGCCTCCATTGCCCTGCCGGGGAAGGGGATGGCACCCCCCGTGGCACTGTCCATGACCTCGAACAAGTAGCGCATCTGATTGCTGCCACCTTGGCCCGCGCGTGATGCAGCTTCTTCCAACACACCTTCATCGAATGTCTTGCTGACCAGCCTGTTCAGTTCAGCAATGTCAATGCCGACCTTGCCATCTTGTCTGCCCTTGAATGCAGCCTTGAGCAGCCCCCGGTGAGGCTGCGTGTCCAAGGGCTCGTCCATCATCTTCACAAAGGACCGGAGGGACTGGCCCCATTCCTTCGATGTACGGGCGAACGCTTCCTTGTACAACGCTGCCATGTCAATCTTGCCCGCGTTTGCCTGGACCTGGGTGTACATCTTTGCGTACTTGGTGGTAGCCTTGGCACTCCGAATGTCAGCTTTGGCCCACTTGCCCTTCTGCATCCGGGCTATCATCCGGTCCCGTACATTCAGTGCAGCCCGCAGCTTCTTGGCTTGCTTCACAGCATCCAATGCCCGGGCTTGCTCGAGGAGTTTGGCCCCCTGTTGCATCAGCCTGGCGCGCTCCTGGCTCGATGCGCCCAGTGCTTTCCTGATGGTGTCTTCAAGGGTGTCCCGCAGGCGTAGGGCTTGCTTCTGTGCAATGCCCAGGTTGTCCATCGCCGTAGTGAACTGGGGTGAAACCCTCCAGGGGGTGAGTGCCACCGGGCGCACCTTACCCGCATCGTCCATCTCAATCAGGCCCTTGCGGACTAGATTGTTCAGCACGCGCTTGTGAGTGCCCGGGGGTGGCGCCGCCCATTGTGGGGCATTTGCGATTGCCCGGTAGGCCTCGCGTTGGCCGCTGGACATTGATGGAAGCCTGGCAGCGTTTGTCTGCAGTCTGTCAGCCTGACGCTCGTACTTGGCGACTTGCTTATCTGCCGCGTCCGCAGTGCGGCGGATAGTTGCAATCTCCGGGGCACTCATCAGTTCCTTCAGCCTCGCGTCAATCGTGGCGAGCTCTGCCTTGACAGTCGCTTCGGTCACACCAGATGCAGCCCCTCCGATTCGGATGGTGGTAAACTCCGCGGCTTGGACCCGGAGGCGCAATGCCTCTCGTTCAGCCAAGGCAGCAAACTGCTCTGCGTAGACTCGTTGGAGCGCAATGCCTTCAGCTTCAGCCGTCCCACGGGCAGCTGCGAGCTCCAAGTCCAATGCCATGACTGCGCTTTTGGCCACATCGGAAGCGTAAATCATGTCATTGACTGTCGCTGCTAGGCCCCCGTTGCCGTTCATCTTGGCCAGCACATCGAACTCAAAGATGTGTGATGCCGTTGGGCCCAAAGCTGTGGTGGCCCGCAGGTCAGCGAGCAATGCCTTCACCCCAACTCTTTGCTTCTCTGCCTTCAGGCGGGCAAGCACACCGGGCAATCCCTCACTGGCCACCAGGCTCTCCAGGGTGGGTGGCACCCCATCATCTCCAGCCATGCGCTCAAGTGCTCTGGCCATGCCGTCTTCTTCTGCCAGACGGGCCAGGACGGTGGGCGTGGCCTCGAGGGCACCCCCATCTGTGAGACGTGCAGTGACAGTAGCCATGTCTTCGGCACTACCCAAGCGAGACGGCACGTTGTCCATGAATGTCGCCAGCTTCGTCATGCGCGTGGCTACCAGCCCCTTCAAGCCTCCACGGATGGCACCACCTGCCATACCAACGACGGGCCCGAAGATGTCGGGCTCTACCATTATGCCCATGAAGACCGCTGGCACACCGAGCCAAGCAGCTTCATTCCACGAGTCATCCCTGTCACCCCATTCTGGATTGCCCAGTTGGCGCTTGACCGCGAGGCCTACTGGGATGGTAGCGTCGAAGGCATCCCCACCATCCATCAGGTACTTCTGAACCCGGTCAGAGTTGGCGAAGTCGTAGACGCTGATGCTGTCCACACCTTCATCTGGAGACAGCAGATGCAGGCCCAGTTGGCCCAAGAAGCCCGTGCTGTAGCGGGCCAAGCGATGTGTAGCCGCCCCTATGCTCTCCGATGCGCCATGCACACTGTCCGCTTCTGCCATGACAGACGCAGACAGCAAGGTAGTCATGCTGATGCGCCCCATCCAGTCAAGCACTCCGTTGTGCTTGAAGACGCGCCTGGTGCCCGACCGCTGATGCACAAACTGCTGCGATGGTGTTGCCATCGCCAGGAACGGACGGAACATCCACGGCGCACTCTTCACCCAAGCGTAGTGCCCTTCGGGGTCGTCAATGACGAAGGGAATGGCCAGGCCCGTGCCGGCCTTGAAGCGCATCATGGTCTCCCGGGCTGATGCCTCCGCTTGAGCCCGACGAGCACTGTCAGGCATGGCCGGGTTCTCACGAACCAGCCGGTCATATTGACTGGAGTAGTGGCGACGGAAGTATGCCCCCTCGTCGATGTAGACGCCATCCGGGCTCTGCGTCAGGTCCAGTGTCTCCCATGGGCTCTCTGGCCCCTCGCCTTCCGTGAGCCACATCGTGTCAGCCGGGTCACGCCCTGCTGCATTGTTGCGCTCCAGTAGGTCAGCACCCCAGGCTACCATCATCTCTGTCTGGGCCCGGGGGGTGCCATAATTGATGTTGCGTGCTTCTTCTTCCGTAGCACCCAGTGTCCTCGCTGCGTCGTAGCGGACGCGGTCATTGGCCTCCTCGATGCCGACTTGCTCTCCCCGAGCGGAGTACAAGTCTTGGACCCCCCGGGCCACCGTGTCTATGGTTGGCCGGTACAGGGGGTTCTTCGATGACGGGTTGCCCGTGAGTTCTTCATAGAGCTCTGTCAAGAACCCTGGGAGCCCAGAGCGCAGCCCATAATTCAAAGTGCCCGAAGCTGGGTCATAGGGGGATGTCGTTAAGAGTGACGCTGCCCGTACCAGCTTCTTCCCCAACGAGGGGGCCTGCTGCTCTGTGCCCACGGGCTCCGAATACTCGGGCACTTCAGGGGCAGCGGGAGATTCAGGTGCCACGGTCTCTGGGGGTGCTGCCGCTACCGTTGCCCGCTGTGCATCACGCCGGGCAACGGCATCTTCCCGAGCCTTCCGGTCCCGCTCAATGCGGGCTTCCACCAACGCTGTCTGCTCTCTGGTGGTCTCGGCTAGGTTCGGGATGGGCATGGGCTACTCCAAAGGCTGGTCTGAATAAGGGTCATAGGGGTCTACCACGAGAGTCTTCGCATTGCGCTGCCTCTCTACTTGGCGCCTGATGGCTAGGGCTTCCATCCGTGCGGTCACAGCCCCCGTGGGGTCAGCGGCTTCTGCCAGCTGTGCCCCCCCGGGGCCAGGCGAGCCCGCGTCGTGGACAGATGTTCCCCTGCCCCTTGGCATCCCTGCATAGCCGCTGGGGCCCCGTGCGGAGGCCCGTTGGACAAGTTCTCCCGCATCCGTCAATACCTGCCCGCTGGAGAGCCAGTCAGAAAACCTGTGCGCACTTGTGGCACGGGGTGGCGACTCTGCGGCAGAATTGGCATCAGCATACGCAGCCTGGGTGCGGGCCTCAATCTCCTTCTGTACAACATCAGCCATGCCCTCTGGAGGGTTCGTGCTTTCCCCTGCTGCCCCCGAACCCCCACGGGCGCTCGCTGCTGCAGCTTGGGTGTAGGCATCAATCGCTTGACGCTGGGCCGACGCGGTTCCTGCAGCATACATGGGAGCCTGCTCTGGCCCCTCCACTGCATTCGATGCGCCCTCATCTACAGCTTCAGCTTCATCGCCGCTAGAGGCCAATGCCCTTGCTGCACCCCCAACAGCGCCCCGCTGTGCCTCTTCTTCGGGAGCGTCAGCACCCGAGGGCACTGCTGAAGCCTCCGTGCTGCCCACACCCTCATTGCCCGTGCCGGCTGGTGCTGGGGCTTCGGGCGCCGTGGGGTAGTTGCCAGGGCCACTAAGTAGCTGGCGCCTGGTGGTGCTGGCAGCGTCACCCATGAGGTCCCTAGAGCCACGCCGGGTACGTTGACGGGCTGCGTGGGACTCGATGCGCTCCATCTTCTCTGCTTTGTTGAGTGCAACACCGCGGTCAATCTCGTTTACGCTGACCCCTTGTTCCAAGGCTATTGACTCCATGAGAGGGAGCAAAGCGTCCGATTCACGCAGTGAGTCACGCTGGCCACGGACAGTGGTTGGGCGGTCCAAGGCTGCAATCTTGCCTTCAAGCTGTGCCTGCAAGGGCTTACCGAAGTTGGCAATCTCTTCTTCAAGCCTGGCGCGGCCCTCTCCCGCGTCGAAGAGTTCTGCAGCTTGCTCGAGATAGGCAGCGGTAGAGGTCCCGATGTCATCAGACCTGCCGAAAGTCGAGATTTCCTGTAGCTTGGTCAACGCGGCATCAGCGGCTCTGCGGGATTCTGGCTGCAGCATGAGCGTGCCCGTGTTGGGGGGCAGTGGCTCTCCGTTTTCGTCCAGCAACACTTCGCCATCGTCACCACGAGGGGGCTCACCCAGGAGTGAGCCTAGATGGCGCCGGTCGGATTGCGTGCTTAGGACCACCTGGCCCCAGCCAGAGGTGACGCGGGAGCGCCCATCGGTGCCGCGCTCGCCTTGAGCTCGTGCTGCCTCTTCACGCCCAATGGCTTCTTCCACACCAGGCAAGCTCTTTGCCCAACCCAGCATAGTAGCCCTGCCGCGTTCATCATTGGCAGGGAACGCGGCCCGCAACTGGGCCCCTGCTTTGTCACTCGTTGGGTCGTCTTCGTTTGCTGCGAACCATGCGTCGAAGGCTTCAACTAGTCGGGGGTCACCAGAGGTGGCGCCACCGCCGCCCAAAATGCCTGCCTCTAGCAGAGCGTCTTGTACGCCGGCATCAAGGTCCCAATACCGCCCTGCCACAGCCATGGTCGCACCGTAGGAAAGTTGCGCATCAGCCATGGCAGACCTACTACTGTGCCCCTCCTGAATCATCTTGTTGGCCAGCATGGTCATAGCTAGGTCAGCAATCTGGGCCTGCCTGTCGTCCCCGGTTGTGAGCATCCCAGCACGCAGCTTGGCCCGCTCGGTCTCGAGCTCACCCAGTTGCTCCATGTACCCGGCTTGGAGCTCCGCACTGTTGTCAGCCCCTCCACGCTGGCGTGCCACGGCAACACCGACAGGGGTGCCCGAAAGCGAGTCTCCCCCGGCTGTGATGCCACGGCGCACTTGCTCCATAGTGTGTCGCCGTCTGTCGATGCGCGCGAGCCGCAACTGGTTCATCAGGTCGCCACGAGACACGGGCCCACGGGCCAGGGCTTGTCGGGCTTCATGCTCTGTGGACGGTTCAAAAGGTTCATCAGGGTCAACCCAGTCGGGATTATCCACCTGTGCTGCTGCATCCCAGCGTTCGGCCCACCCCTCCGATGGGCCTCCCCGCTCTCCGAGTGCAGTCAGTTCATCAAGCTCCTCGAGGTCAGAGAACAATTCACCATTGGCGTTGTACAACTCTGGGTTGTTACGCTGATGAACTGCTTTGATTGCGGCCATGCGTTCTGCGTCTGTGGGCATGATGCCTCCCTAAGTCTATGGGGTCAATACAGCGCCGGCAACAGAAGAGGCGGCTTCAACGCCCTTCAGAGCGAGCTCACCAGCGTACTGTGAGTTCTGGCGTCTGCGCTCCCGTTCACGCTCTGTAAGTGCGTAGGCCCGCTGCTTGCGGGCTTCTGCTGCTTGTGTAGCGATGTCATGGGCAGACATCTTGGCAGCAGCACCAGCTGATGCTGCTTGCTTGGCCAACCCGCGTTGAGCCACACCAGCAGCACCGGATGCCTGCACACCGGAGCCCATGTTCTGGCGTGTCATCTCACGTTGCTGGGCTGCGACCTGCTGTGATGCCCCGGTGGCTGCAGTGTTCGCGGCGCGCTCCACCTCACCCCGGTTGACACCCAGGCTGGCTTCGGCTTGACCTGAACGGAGGTTTGCCTTGTGTGCCTTCCTGGCTTTGAAGTTGCGCCCAGAGGCACCGCCGAAGTCACCCTTGTAGTAGTCGCCTGCCATGATGTCTCCTAGTGCGCTGCTTATGCGCTGACTGCCAGTTCGCCAACAGCTGCATGGAACTGGGCTTCGGCTACATTGTATAGGAATGTCACGGCGCAGAGACCTGCAGCCGGCACGGTGCCCGCAACTCGCATACCCGTGGGGAACGTGAGCCCCCCTGTGGCCGCGATGGTGACAGTGACGTAGGCAGTGCCCGTGCCTGATGGGGCCAACTCGCGCGTCTCGGTGCCGACGTTCAGGGTGTAGTCCGTGCGCCCAGGTGCCGTGGTGGCGACAGCAACAGACGCAGCGTCAGTCAGTGCGCCACCATCAAGGGGTGTTGGGTCAGCGATGAGCTTGAGCCGGGTACCCAACTGGATAGTTGAACCCCACTTCTTCAAGGCGTGGATGGCATCGCCAGCTTTGACAGCGTTGTCTAGCATGGTCACGAGATTTGCCGGAATGTCTGCCAGGGGCATGGGGCCTCCAAAGTTTTACAAGGCTATGTACTTGATGTTGGTTGTCCGCGCCCGTGTTTGTCCGGGGCCCGTGGCGTCGGTGCGGCTGAAGGCCCCGGATGAATACATATCCAAGGAGTCCCCCGCGACAAAGAGGCCTGCCCGATGCCAGCCAGCAGACATGCTTGTGATGAAGTGGTGGCCCGACCAGCGTTGGTCGAAGTGGGACAAGAGGTCAGCAGACTCTAGGTTTGAGCCAGCTGACACATTGGCAAGGAAGGCACGGCCACGGAGGGCACGGCGTTGCCAGCCATAGAAGGTGCCGTCGATGCCGAAGCGGAGGGCCCCGCATCTGTGGTCTGCGCGGACAGCTGGACTTACATTCCCACAGTACGCATCGTTGGTGGCGTTGACCTGCCAACTGAACAGGACAGGACGGGCATGGGCTAAGTAGAACTCGACCATGCCACCGGGCAGTGGGATGAAAGCTGCAGGGTCATCTGCGATGGTCCCTGACTGGTGGCGCACGACATTGGAGCCCCCTGGCAATACGGACTGGAAGAGGTCACGGTTGACGGTGCAGCCCACCATCTTCGCTTCTGTGAACGTGCCTGGTTTGAACTTTCGAGCAGGCAACTCCACACCGGGTGCAAGGTTACCTGCGTCAAGCCTACCATTCTGCAACTCGAGCGACGTGGCTATCGAAGGGTCGTAAAGGTTCGCGCCCAGGGTGGCCGCGTCCGTCAGCACGCCCGAGACGAACACGTTCGTTATGGTGCCGATTCCTGCCATCAGGCATCTCCTGCGTGCAAGTGCAGCACTGTCATATGACTGGCACCCAGATACACTGTGCGCGCTATGGTGGCCGCGGCGGTAGCGTCAAACGTCAAGTTATTGCAGAGGGCCGAGACGACACGGATTCCGGTCAGATTGGTCATGCCCAGGTCAGTGAGGTCTTGTGCAGTCACCAAAGTAGCCAGGGGCACATCGTGAAAAGCGGGTGCATGGGATAGTATAACGCTAGTACCATCCCAGCCGGATACGGTTGTGGCGGACAAGTGGCGCACTGTACGGGGCAGCGTCTTCCATGTGTCTACGCCCGACACAAGACCGGAGATTTGGATGCCGAAGGCCGATGTGAGTGCATTGGATTGTGCCACCTGCTGGCCCGTGACTGCGGCATCGATATACCTGATGTGCAGCACTTCCACGTTGGCCCGCACAAAGGCTGCTGCAATCCTGTCCGCACCCGCCATGCCAAGAACGATGCCTGTCCAAGTAGTCTGCAGGGCATCACTAGATGAGTTGCCCACCACGCCCCAGCCGGGGTCGGTGCCCGCTGTGGACGCTGACATAGTGTCTGAATCGTCGGCTACCCAGGGGTTTGTGCGGGTGTCAATGATGTTGCCCTGCACTGTCTCCGTGAAGCTCGCCACCACAACATCAGCCCCAGTACCCCTGTGGGTGTGGTCCAGTGCTGCATCCTGTAGGGCATCAGCGGGGAGCCCGTCAATCCGGGCAACAATAGTAGCGAACCGTGAGTTCAACCCGCTGGCTGTGATGAAGTCGCCTGGCTGGTATGCATCAAAGCTCATCGCACCATCTCCCAGCCAATGACTTCACGCGAGAACACCGCGAACCTGTGCAGGGAAGGCGCGTACATCCTGGCAACGAGCTCTACCACAACGTCCCCAGCATCAACAGGAATGACAGCGTCCAGCAGCACAGGGTACCGATTATGCGTGATGCCAGGAGACCACCTAACATCTTCGTCACCGGCAACTTGAAGGCCTCCTGGGGTGAACCCAATAGACATACTCTCATTGGCTCTGTCGGCTGTGCCCGATATGGTCTCTGGCACCAATGCACCGTTGATGCGGAGGGCAAAGTCCCAACCTGATGATGCGGCAGAGTAGTCCCCATAGGCGCCCGCAAGAGTCTCCAGTTGTATGCCCGCTTGGAAGGTCCAGATGATGTGCAGCATGGACTCACGGACATTCTGGAACGTATGGGTTTCCACCACGCTCCAGTCAGCATTGCTCTGCACTGTCAGGGCGTTGGCTGGAAGCGCACGGGCACCGGGGGAGGCGTATGCCGCCGCTTGGTGCAGCTGTACAGCTACGTCGTCTGCCAGGTCCTCACGGTCGAAGGCTGAAGTGGCGAAATTGTGCTCGTTCAACTGCCCATACAAGTCTTCTGTCATGGCGTAGAAGTTCTCGTTGAGGTCATCGAGGTCGAGGGGTTGGGTGTCTTTGATGACCCACTTCGGGTAGCGCCAGGTCATCTTGGGGTCCTCAAACCGCTGTCACCCTTGGGGTTGTCTTCAACAGTCAATCCAATCACCTCTAGCCCCCGGGGGCTGCTGCTGGTTGCGGGGGAGGCCTCGATGCGTACACGGTAGACCTCACAGGAGGCTACGTCAATGTCGTACCGACGCCAGAAGGGGCGTCTGCGCTCCCACACTGCGCCTTCAGCATCCCATGCCGTCACACCCCACATGGACGGAATGTCGTCAGGGGGGATGAGGGCAAAGGGCTCAAGCTCGGGCTGACCGGAATAGACCTCGCCATTGGTCAGCTTCCAGTCCCGGAACACAGTGATTTTGGCATTCTGACTCGATGTCTCACGGAGCCAGAAGGATATAGACCGGGCAGACTTCCGAGTGCGCGATGCCCGGGCTTCTATCCAAGCTGTCTCGAAGATAGCTTGTGGCTCAATGATGTCCCAGCCTGTGACAGCATGGTCGAGCAGCCACACACCATTGTCACCCAATACTGTGTTACCCACGGCCAGCAGGTATTGCCTATGGTCTTGGGTGACGCAGATGTCAGTGGGGTACACACCGACCCGGTATGTGCGCCAGCCATCGCCTGAACTGTACACGAGAGCAAGTGTGTTTGAATCGGCGCCGTCCAGGGGCAAGAAGCAACGGTACTCACCAGAGGTGGGGTCCACGACAGCTACAGATTGGACCCGGCGTGCTTTGTTGATGCCACGAAGTGTCGTCGCCTTGTCATCGGAGATGACAACCAGCATCTCTCCGTCCCAGGCCACGAAGCCATCACGGGCCAGCCAAACAGCACGACCGTCTTGGAGTGTGGCACAGCTGTTCGGCGCAACGCAGCCCAACGACGTATGGATGCGCCGCAGCACGAACTCACCGGATGAGTCTGATGGGGCCAGCAAGAAGGTAGAAGTCTCGGAGAAGACGAGCAGCCCGGAGGCGTGGGCCCACATGCCGCGAATCTCTTGGCCCTCGAGGTCTGGGTACCACACATCATCACGCAGGAATGTGCCCCAGCGACCTGGCATGGAAGCCCGGAGTTGCCCCTGGTGTGTCAGGATGAACAACCGACCGAATGCCTTGCGGGCGAACGCAGCATCAGAGGGGAAGGAGATGACATCCTGGGCCTCACGCAGCAGCCAAGCATCCGGTGTGTTGTCGGGCCAGATGGTGTTGCTGTTGTCATTGAGTGTTGCGAAGCCCGTGGTGGTGGTCATCGCGTCTGCGGGGACCTCGTAAAACTTGTCCGTCCCCGCATTCTGCAGGTCCTTGGTGCGGTACAAGATACGACCTAAAGTGCGAGTAGGCCCAGGGTCGATGCCAGTCCAGAGCAAGTGCTTCAGCAGGTACTCCGTTGGATACGGGTCCTCTGTTGTATTCGCTGTGCGCGCCACCTTGTGGGGGTGCGCGGTCTGACGCAGGAAGCTCACATCAGCAGAGGGCCCGGAGAGGGGGGACAGGTTGCCCCAGCGGTCTACCCACTGTGTTGCTGCCCTGTACTGCCCAGCTTCCAAATAGCCCGCAGAGCTCCCGTATCGAGTGTAGTCTCGGGTAGCTCCGATAGTCTCAAACTCCATGGAGACATGCTCCTTTGACATGGTCCCCACGCGCCCAAAGCCGAAGCTGGGGTGCATGGAAGTCTGAAAGCTCTCTTCTGGCTGGCCGAGGCTCCAAGTGCGTGGGTTGTCACTGCGCCAGGGCTCATTCGGGTTGCGGTCATGCGCGTAGCCCACAGTGTTCGGGTGCGTCCTGGCACTCACAGCCTGGGCCACGCTTGGGTGCCCCCCATCGGATGGAGTGGCGGGCCCGGAGCCTTCAGGGGGCGCTGGAGCCCTGGAGTAGCCTAGAGGTGCAATGCAGACGCCGTCGTAGAACAGAGCCCGACCACGGTAGGGAATGATGACGATGCCGTTGGGCATGACTTCAAACTGGGTGGCCCAGGCCACATCGTCCCCGTAGAGTAGCGTCTGGTTCAACTGGATTGCTGTGGCGCCCGAGGGGACCACCAATGCCTCCCAGTCGCGGGAGGCCCCCCGGAACACCCACAGCTGGTCATTGGTCTGCAGTAGGAGAATGTCACGGGAGTTGATGCGTGCGTGGCAGATACCGTGGGAGTAGTCTCCGTAAATCGTGGGCTTGGTTGTCCTGGGCGTACTGGAGTTGCCCGGGGCCCCTGGCCAACTGACATAGTCGGGCAACCAGGGGCAGAAGCCCGGGGTGCTGCGCATGGTGCCTTCAGCAGTCACGACCATGTTCTCGATGCGCCCGGCTACATCCGAGGGCACCAAGAACTTGTCACTCTCAACGCGGAGCACAAGCGGACCCGCTTTGTCACGATGGCGCGGGTCCGCCATGCTTACAGGTCCTCGATGGGGTCGTCGCTGGGGTTGCCGCTGGGTGTGGGCAACTCGTTGTCTTCCACCCTGACACAGATATCCGGGGCAGCACCGTTGAGGTCTGGGATGCCCGGGTAGGCGTCCCGCGCGTGCCGCTCCTGCACACAGATTTCCCAGGTGGCTTCAGCCAGGTCCTTCTCGCCCACCTGTTCATCTGGGTAGCCCTGGCGTTGCAGGGTGCAGAACAGGTGTCCGTTCTTGCGCTCCACGGGACCGATGGTGGCCCACTCTTCCCCTGATGGGGTCTTGCGTGTGATGATAGTGCCCGTAACGAGTAGGATACGGGGTTGCTTGTCTGCCATGTTACTATTCTCTCTCTAGTTGGTTGCGCCCAGTGAGACGGCGGCGCCTGCTCACCCTAGCCGGTTTTATCCGGGTCGGTTGCCCCGAGAATTGGCGCCCACCGATTCTGCGGCGCAGCAGTTGCAACTCTGCCTCGTAATCCATCTTCTTCCGGTCCACAGCATTCCAGTTGCCATCTTGTTCGTACATCCGCATCAGTGTGGCTGTGACCAAGATTTCAACGGCTTCATCGTAGACAGCAGGCGCATCTTGGTCATCGACCAGCACATCGGGCTGCCTTGCTGTACGGAGTTTGATGACAAAGCGTTCATCGGGTGTAGGGTAGAGCGCCAGCCCGCGGTAGCTGCCAGAGTCCACCAGTCGGGCGCTTTGGTCCTGCAGTTTGCCCGTGTCTAGGAATACCGCTGCAGATTCGCGTTGCCCCAAGAGGTAGTAGGCATCATCAAACTCTTGCTCGGTGCCCCCCAGCGGTGCTGATGCGTCGGCTAGTGTCACACGCTTCCGGTAGACGCGGATGTACACACCACTGCCACCGTAGTCCCTCAACAGTGCCGCGGTGCTTCTGGCGTGGCCCAGGAAGAAGTCTATGTTGGGTAGGAGAAGTTCTGGGCATTGGGCACCCCGAGTCACCGTGAACAACTCGCTTTCAGGTGAGGCTTCAGACTCCCAAAGTGGTTCGGCAAAGTCTGAAGTTTCCATCCCAGTGGAGGGCCGTGCGCCCCAGGCGTAGGTGATTTTGTACCTGAATGAGCCGGCTGGCGTGTCCCCATCCCAGGTGAAGCCCCCAACAAAACCGGCCACAGCCCGCTTGGGTGAATCCATGTCAAAGTTTGCACGCCAGAAAACAGAGTTGGGCATCCCGCCCACGCCAAAGCGGGGGCCATCTGTGACCCCCATGTTCTCCGCAGTCTCTTGTGTCAGAATGGTCAGAGGCCATTGGCGCAGGTCGTTGACGATGCGTGCCGACTTGACCTCAACCACATCTCTTGGCAGGTACAGCGTGTTCTCGTACAACCTGTAGGCGAAGCTGGTGCCCGTGGGGACAGGCTGGTCGAGCACAATGGCCTGGTGGATATGCCCCGCTGTGTTCTCTGCGAAGGTGCTGGTGGGCAGGTCAAATACGGCGCTGACTTTGTAGATGCGCCAATCCCCGGTAGCCACCTCTATCTCCAGGGTGCGCCCGTCCATGGTCCCATCCACAGGCCACGCATTGGCCCGTGTGGTGGAGTCAATCTGCATGTCGCGGATGACAACATGGTTGTCCGCAGCGGTGTGCGAGGTGAACGTCGTGCCCGCGTAGGGTGTGACACCATCGGCCAAGGCCCCAGTGTTCGTGGCCGATGCAGTGCCACTGAACGTGGTGTTGCCACTGTCAAACCCAGCTTGGGTAACCAGCGTGTGCTCTGCCTGGAAGAAGGCAAAGGGGGCGTCCAGCACGAGTCGGTTCAGGGCCCGCTGGATGGCACCGTTGACCTTCCGCTTGGCCTCTGCAGACGAGCTCGGGGACCAGTCCAACTGGTCGAACACTGCCTGTCTGATTGCTTTCAATGTCGCCATGAGTCACCCTGTGTCAGATAGTAACCTAAAGCAAAGCCCCCGTGGGCCAAAGGACCGACGAGGGCTTGAGCTCACCGCGACAGACTACCCGCGGCAGTCAAGGAAGCACAGGCCCAGGGCGGTGCTTGCTGCGTCGGCGAGTCCGGTGGCGAAAGGCCCGGCCAGGTGGACTTCAGTGATGGCAGTGTTGGCGTCCACCAGGGGGGTCACTGGGTCCTGGCCGGCGCCTGCGACTGCCTTTGAGACGTAGACGCCTTTGTCCACTTCAATCGTCTCTGAACCTGCAAGGACAGAGCCCTTGCCGGTGCGGAGGATGAAGCCATAGGAGCCCGCAGCAATGGCGTGCTGGGCAACTCCGAGGATTCGATTCGACGGTGTACTCACAGGGGCAATGATGCCGCCGTAGGTGCCGGTTGCAGCCTTGCGCGCCACGACCTGGCCCACGACCCAAGCGGTCGAAGCCTCTTCATTCTTGACGTAGACCCAGACGTGTTCGCCCGTGTCTTGGTCAGCGCCAGCAGATGTCGATGGTGCAACCAGGCACGCGCCAAGTGGTGCCTGCGCAGTAGTGGTGACATCGGTAACGTCGATGCCGAACATTGTCTGACTCATTGGAAACTCCGTATCCAGCCTATGACTGGATTAAGCTGTGGCTCCACCGGTCACTAGAGCGTTGCGGCGCAAGTGGTCACAGTAGAAGTTCATGTTGAGGATGATGCGGTAGCGCACCATATCGCCGTCAGGGAGGTCAATTGGACCTTCGACAACGAAGTCACCCTTGGTCTCTGGGCCCGCGCCACCCTTGGTCCACTTCTGCCAGCTGGCAGTGTGAAGCATGTAGCAGACGCCATTGGCGGCGTTGTCGGCGAACTGGTCCAACTGAATGGAGTCCTCGAGGTACATCATGGCGTTCATAAAGGCGATGCCTTGGCGAACGTCATTGGGGGCACTGTCACCGCTGACCTTGCCATTGACCACGCGAACTTGGTCATCGAGGTCATCGAGGTAGTTCAGGTAGGTGCCTTCATCGGCCAGGAGGAGGTCTACCAGGCCATCCGTCTTCGAGCCTTGACGGGAAGCGGCGTAGTACGCCTTGCGCAACTGGCGCCGGCCATCAGAGCCAAAGCCCGTGATGTTGGCGTACTGGTGGTTCCAGCCATCTACCGCGGCCTTGTCGAGACCGAAGACAGTGCCGGTCTGGAGACCGGTGGCCTCTGGCTTGAAGACGCCAGCGCGGCTGGTGCCATCAGGGGAGTAGGTGGCGTTGCCGTTCAGGGTCATAAACCCACTGACATCTTCACCATTGCCCGATGCGACCTGATTGCTGATGCGCTCGTGGAAGTCCGACAGGGCGGTCTCCGGGTAACGCTTGATGAGTTGCACCAAGTCTTGCTTGCCATTGGCGTCAGCAAGGTCCTTCTTGGGTACATCGAAGACGTAGATTTGACGGGGTGCGTAGGCGTTGCCCTTGATGGCATTCTGCCGGCGTCCGCCACGAACGAGCTCGGAGCCCGAGTTGATTTGTGTCACGCGGCCAGGACCGCCAGTGACAACCGCGAACTCACGGTATGGTCCTTGGCCTTGGCTGTTCGGCACGTTGCCGCGAAGAACCACATTCTCCATGAGAGGATGCCACTTGGTGAACATCTCACTGTAGCCGGGGGTCAACTCTTGGAGGACAGAGGCGAATACGTCTGGGCTGATGGCCATGGTGGCTCCTTATCGCTTTGAAAGATGCTTGCCGGCTATACGCAGCAGGCGTTCGTCATGGCTCATGTCAGCAGTGGTCTCACGCTGACGTGGGCGCCCTGACGGGACCGCCGATTCAGCACCAGCCACAAGTGACGTTGAGGTGTTTACGGCTGGGACAGTGGCCCCCAGTGTAGCTTCTGCATGGTCATAGGCCAGCTTGGAAGCAGTGTACTTGTCGATGGAGTGGGTGTTGACCAGCTTCTTCCACTGTGCATCGACGGTCTTCAGGAACTCTGCGCCGCGACGTGCCGACTTCGCGGCAACCTCGAAGTCCCAATCATGGTCCAGGCGTGCTGAAATAGCCACGCGGGCCTTGGGATGGTCCAAGACATCTTTGTACTCGACAGCGATGTGTTCACGGTACGCGGTGGCGTCCGCTTCTACTTCGGTGTCAAACTGTGTCTTGTACTCGTCGCGCTCTGTGGCATTCTTGGCAGCTTCCGCGCGCATGGCATCAGCTTCCGTCTTAGCGGCAGCAAGTGCTTTTTCAACCGTAGTGACGGTTTCCTGCAGCTTTTGGAGGTCTTCTGGTGAGACTCCTTCGTCGGCGCTGAACAGTTGCAGGAGCCGCTTGGTGTCTTCAAGCGCGTCGTTCGTGTCAGAGAGCTTGGCATTCCAGAACGCATGGGCTCCTTGCTGTTCTTCAGACAACGATTCAGCAGCACCGTCCCATGCCGTCCAATCGAACGGAGGGGTTGCTACAGGTGTCTCGACTTGTGCCTCGTCCAATACTTCTGTAGACGCAGGGTCTACAGGTGTCTCGACAACAGGAGTGTCGATGACAACTTCTGGCACGGATGCAGTGGGCCCCGGGGGCAGCGAAGCTGCCGGCACACCTAGTTCAGTGGCGGCTGGCACTGCCATTACTCGCTCAACCCGTACTTCTCGCCAGCCTTGTCAACAGCCTTGGTCCGCATGGCATCAAAGTCCATGGGCGCGTCGTCAGCAGGCATGTCAGCAGGCATGTCATCCGGCATGTCATCCGGCATGTCATCCAAGCCGGGGAGCTCGTCAGACTCGGCTGCAGGCGCACCTGTAGACTCAATCTTGAAGCCCATGGACTCAAGTTCCTTGACGGCTGCGGCACCATCTGGGGCACCGAGTTCTTCGAGGGCTGCTGCAGGTGTCTTGGTCAAGATGAACTCCGGGTACAGAGTTCGTACTATACGGATTTGTTCACGTCAAGATTTGTCTACGCTTTAACCGTTTTCTTCATCGTCTTCTGGCGTGCACGGAAGTCGCTGTGTCCGGCCTTTCTGGCCTTAGCATCTGCTTTTTCATGCGCCATGTCATGGTTGCGTGTAAAGGATGTGTCATTTGGTGCCACCAAACAATTTCCTGATGCCTTCTCGTAGGCGTCCACTTGCTTCTGCGAAGTGAATGTGCGGCCAATCTGCTCAACCACGAGAGGCTTGTCATCGCAGGGCCCTGGGGAGGCGATGGGGTAGAGCTTGCGCTTGGCCATGCCCGTGCAGGCTGAACATGGAATGCCCTCTGGCTTCCAGTCAGCAAGACTTACGCAGACATCATCTTCTTCAAGCCCGCAGGCGGGGCAATGCACGTCGTACAGGGGCATCGCTATTCGCGCCGTGCGGCGCGGGCCCGTTCAATCTCTTCATCTCGTGCTGCGTCAACGGCTTCAAACCCAGCTGATGCTGCACGAGTGCCGAGGCCCGCGGGGGCCCCCTCGTGTCGGTAGGCATCCCTCCGTTGGGTGCCAGGCGACACCTTATCAGGGTGGATGAATGGTGTGTTGGGATGTGGCTTCTGCCCGGGGGGTGCCGGGTCCATCTCTGCTGTCAGCACCACATATGGGGTCTTGTCCTGCGGGCTGTAATCTGGGGCGGACCCAAAGTCAGGCTCAAGGCCATGCATCTCCCATGCGGTGTCTACTGCACGCTGGCGCTCATCCGTGTGGGTTTCATCCCCCTGGGCGTCCTCCATAGACCTGTCGCGCCGTGTTAGGTACTCCGAGGTGCCCACTCCGTTGTTCTGCCCTCTGAATAGGGCTTCTGCCCTGTTTTGCATCGGTTGGTCCACATCACTGTAGTCACCATTAAACCAGCGTTTCCGCCACTGTCCATTGTGGAAGTACAGCGGGGTGTCTTCAGACATTTGAAGGTCATCGCGCCCAAAAAGATTGCTGCGCGATGTTTTTGGTGTCCACGCGCGGGGCTCCTTCCCAGTACGCACATCCACCAAGTCAGTGTCAAGGTCAGAGGGGTCAACCAGTGGCTTTGTGTCCGACAAGATGTTGTCTCGGTTCGCTGGGTTCCAAGGGGGTCTTCCGTTGCCTGGCATGGTGTGCTCCTAGAGAGTATCGAAGGGGTCATCAGAGGGGAATGCAGACATACCACGGGCCACACCACCTGAACCGCCATTGCCCGGCCCACCGGCTTGGTCAAACGCGCCGTCAACAGGTGGGGGTTCTTCGAGCCCATCGGGCAGTCCGCCCGTGGCCATGGCCTCTTCATCCATCGGTGCCGGCATCGCTCCCATGTCGGGAGCACCCGGTGGCGCTTGTGCAGCTTGTGCTTCCGCCTTGGCTGCTGCCTCCTCTTCTTCGTCGAGGCGCAGGTCGGGCATAAGCATGAGCTCAAGGAGCTTGTCAGCCAGACGCCCATTGTCAATCATGCCCGCTGCTGCGAGCTCTTGGAGGACCGGCCAGTTCTCCTGCATCCGCTTCAGCTGGGAGACACGGTTGTTCTCCATGGCCGAATACGGGATGGCTTCGTAGTAGAACGCCTTGCCCGGTTCGGTGGAGCCCTTTGGCCTGAAGTCCAACATCTCACGGTCAACGAGCTCGGTGCGACGGCCCGCGAGGCGCACGGGAAGTTCATCCCCATCCGCCAAGAACTGTTCGTACAGGCTGACGATGCTCTCTGCCATCCACGCCATGATGTCGTAGATTTTGCGCTGGCGGCGCCCGAGTCGCGTGCGGCGGCTCGAGTCAGCCAAGGCCACTTCAGTCGCCACGTCGGCGCCGAGCTTGCCCCGGTCGAAGTCAGGGAGGCCCAGCGTGAAGGTGATGCTGCCTTCAATGGAAGCCCGGATGGCCGACCAGCTGTGCTCGAGTGAAGGGGTCGGCGTCGTGGCCATCAGGTCGGACAGCTTGTACTGACGACCCAATGAGACACCAATGAGGCCCCCGATGCTCGGTGTGCTGATTGCAGCTTCAAAGGCTGCGGGGTCATCCGAGGCAGACTTGTTGAAGATTGTCTGCGGGATGGAGGCCTGGACGTGCTGCAACTGCAGGCTGTCCAGTTCATTGAGCCGGTCATTCTGGGCTGCGATGAGGCTGACATCAGACATGCCACCACCATCTTCCAAGTTCTCATTGAACGTGAGCATGGAGTAGGGGTTGCGCAGGAACGTGTAAGGGCGAGAGCCCTTGTACAGTGGCTCGGGATTGGTGTCGGAGAAGTGGTAGAACTTCACATCCGGGTCTGTGAAGTCGTAAACCTCGTAGACGATGGCCCACTCGAAGATGTCCAGCGCACTCTGGGACGCTTGCTTCGGTGGCTTCAACCAGCGGGGGTAGGCGCTGAACGCTGGGTTCTCTGCCGCCTTGCCCGTGTACTGTTTCTTCTCGACCCGGGCAGCGAACGCAGCCTTGTCAAGCACGACGACTTCAATGATGTACTTGATGTCATCCCATTCTGCTGTGGAACGGTCGAACCACACATTCCGCGGGTCCAGCACCCGGAAGATGGGGCGATTCGTGCGGGCGTTCCACAAGGCCTTCAGGAATGACCGTGGGTAGACCGATGACTTGGTGGCCAGGCTCCACAGCTTCTCGTGGGTCTTGCCACGGAAGAAGGTCTCATTGACCAGGGCCTCACGGTACCGCGCAGCTTCCTTGGATTCCTTGTGAGGAGATGTCGTGGAGATGCGTGGGTTGGTCGGGCAGACATTGGCGACCATGGAGTCCACGAAGGCGAAGCTGTAGTTCGTCTCCGTCAGCAACTCTTCTTCGGTCTCACCCTCGTCCACTACGACATTCTGGTCCTGCATGTCGTCTTGCCAGCGTCCTTGGTAGAAGCGCCGGTTGCGGTCAAGTTCCTTCTGCTCATGTTGCCCACGGGTCTTGTGGGTTTTGATGAGGTTGTTGAGTTGGTTGAAGTCCATGGCCATCAGATGCCTCCGTTCTCACGCCGACGCCTATCCGCTTCGATGGCCCGCTGGTGTTCACTGTCACGAGATGCCGCGCTTTCAGCCGCCTTGATTTCCGCGTTGACCTCTGCTCTCTCCTTCGCATCCATCTCGTAGGACACGGAACGCACTGGCACTTTGTCCGAGAGCAATCCCTGGGCGGCCTTCTTGCGGGCCTCATGGGTCTGGGCCGATGCTGCTGGCTTCTTCATGCGCTCGGGCATCAGAGCTCCAAGTCGGTGTCGAGGTCATCCATGGAAGACGCACCAGCCATCAACTCCATGGACGCCATGGGCTGCATGGCACTCAAGGGCTCCGGGCCCCCTGGGCCTTCCTTCTTCGCCGCGAGGATTGAACCTGCGTCGGACAAGGCCTTTTCAGCCGCAGCGTTGTACGCTTCGAGCTTCGCCTTGTGGGTGTCCATCTTCATTTACGCCTCCGGTATTTTGTCTTCTTGAGCTTCGGTCGTCCAGCCTTACCCTTCTTTGCCTGCCTTGACTTCACCTCGAAGGCTCTCACCTTATCCCAGGTCATGTCTTGGTACATGACAACATTCTCGGAGGCCTTCGGGATGGCCCCCGGCTTGACGCGCTGTGGCAGCGTCCTGGCCACGGCCACAGCCATGAGCATCGCCGACACTTTGTCCCAGTGATGTCGGTCACGACGGCGGCGTCCGGTGCCACCACCACGGAGGATTTCAGTGTTCACCCCGTCTTCAGTTCGCTTGTCATGGCGGTACGACAAGAATTGGTTGACCAAGTCCTCGTCGTAGATGGTGAGCTCATCCATCAGTGCGTCAACAAGATGTGTCGTCATTTTGTCAAGGCTCTGGGCCGATGTCCAGATGCCCGGTGAACCCATCTTCTCGTAGAAGATGTTGGTGTAGCCCGCGGTCTCGAGTGCCACGAGGGTACCCGCACCAACGCCGTTCCGCTCCACTCCAATCGCGGCGTTGTTGTACCGCTTGCCCGCTGCCATCAGCTTCTTCGGGAACTCCACGGGGTCTGTGACACCCGCGTAGGTCGCCACCTGTGTCCACTCACCATCCCAGAGCTCGAGCACTTGGAAGGAAGCATGGTCGCGTGCGCCAAAGCCCGCGGGGTCGGCACCGATGGCGTAGATAGCACCTTCGCGCGGCTCCTTGTACTCCTTGTACACATCGTACTGGGCCCACGGGATGAGGATGCTGTCAATGTGACGCTGCAGGGAAGCCCGGGGGATGACGCCCGACGAGGCACCGACCCAGCAGGAGATGTCATCCTTCGGGTAGAAGACATCGAAGAGGTCGGGGTTCCGGCGAATCTCCCGGTCCTCGTCCATTGCCGAGCGGCGGAAGGCGATGTTCTCGAGCTTCATGCCCTTGGGGCCGAACTTCTCCATCAGCTTCTCTTCAACAGAGTCTAGCCGGTCTCCCTTGTTCCACTTCCGTCGATTGAGAATCGTGTCCCAGTAGGGGAAGAAGGCATAGACGTAGCGTCCGCCCTTCTTCGCGTCATCGACCATCCCCTTCCAGAAGTCCGTGCCAGCCATGCCAGCCAGGGTCGGAGTACACTCGAAGATGGCCCGTGAGTTGTTCCGGTTGGTCATGGCAGGCCGGAGCATCGACCACTGTTCTTCGGTGTTGTCGCACAGGCCGACTTCGGACCAGTGCAGGAACGCGGGGCTTGCACCGACACCAACAGCGTTGGTCTCGAGGGATGCTGTACGCATCTTCCCACCGAGCCGGGCATTCGGGTCGAAGGTCAGCTGGCGTGTTTCCTTCCGGTTGGTGGTCGGGCTACGCACAGCCTTGGGCCAGTGCTCGTGCGTGAACACCACGCGACCGTGGAGGTAGTTGGCCCGGTCCTTGGTATCAGCCAAGCAGAGGTGGTCAGCACCCGGTGTGTAGCCGCACAGCGCGTAGCTGGCCATTGCAGTGGCCGTGGACTTGCCCGCCTGTCGTGAGGTCAGCAGGACCAGCCAGCGGTACTGCCCGTGGTCATTCTCCGGGGGTGCCCCTGCGTAGGACAGGATGGTGCGCTGAATCTTCTTGGCTATGCGGTCAGGGTCGTACTGGACCGCGGTGTCCGTCGCCATGTCCAGCACCTTGCCATAGGTTGGCAGGGAGAATCTGGGGTCGGCGAGACGTTCACGGGCTTCTTTCAGCTGCTCTGGTGGCAGGTTGGCAAAGTCGAAGCTCACCCAACATCCTCCACAGCCACGTCGATGACTTCAGTGGGCTTGAACTCTTCTGGCCCGTCTGTGTAGTAGGCCTCAATCTGACGCGCTGGGCCCTTGGAGGCGAACAGCGCAACGACGATGCCCTCTCCACCCTGCTGGGTCAGTTGGTCCTGGCGATGCTTGGATGCCATCGTGGCGTAGGACATCTTCAAGCCCTCGTAGGCAGAGCGTGCAATGTCCGGTGGCAGCTTGCCCCGCAGGACCTCACGCGCAATCTTCTGCCCTGCAGCACCCAGTTCTTCCAGGGTGTGCAGCGGATGCTTGAGGATGGCAGCGTTCGCCTCCCGGTCAGCTTCGGAGACAACAAGGTTGTACTCCATGAAGGATGAACCCTTCATGGCAGAGGCGTTTGGCCCCTTGTCCTTCTTGGTCTTCTTCTTGCTCACATGCTCTTGGGTCTCATCGTCTTCGGCAGTCCTAGCCATCGGTCATCCTCCGAGGGTACAATGATAGCCTGCTTCTTGGTCTGGGGGCGAGGACGGCGGCGCTGCTTGAGCTCGTTCCGCTCAAACATATGCCACAGGTCCGAGCACTTCCACCCGTTCAACCCCGTGATTTTCCATGGGTTCAGGATGGCCTTCTCCCACCGGATGAGGTTGACCCCGGCGAACTCCTCCTTCAGCGTCGGAATGTTCTCCATGTCAATGTTGAACCACCAGATGCACAAGCCCAGGTTCTCTGACTCGATGAGGGCGATGGACTCGAGCACAGGCCAGGCCGGTCCCAACCACGCATCAATCCAGCCCTTCTCGATGCCCATGGCCATGCAGACGATGCCCGGGATGGTCTCGCACATAGCACGCCAGGTGCAACTCATGTTGGCCACGGCCCATGGGGCGGGCCAGCCGCGGGTCGCTGCAGGCGCCAGGTCCCACCCGGGGGGTGGATGCAGGTAGGTTGGTCCCATGACCCACTCGGAGCACATGCCGAAGTAGGAACCGAGGTCCCACGACTCACGCAAGGCCCGGAGTTGTGTCGCCGGGTGCTGGCCTTCCGAGATGGGGATGTGGATGGGCATGGGAGACACAGACCGCACGAGTTGAATCAGTGGGTGTTCCCATGTGAACCAAGACATTGCCCCATCGTACAACTGCTTGCTGGGATGCACGTCGGCCAAGAAGTCGTTCATGGCGCGTCTTCAATTTGTGCTAGGTCCCAATAAACGGTGTAGCCAAAGTATAGACCGAAGAAGGCAATACAGAAGTCCTGCCTGACTGCGCGCTCATGTACTTTTGGGGCCTTAGTGAGCAAGTCCATATGACATGCGGGCCAGGGGCGTAAGGGCAGGTCTGTGTCCCAGCCCAAACCGATGCGGTAGATAGCAGCACTGACAAAAAGCTGTTCAGGGGGAGGCTTTAGGCCCCCGTCGCACTGGAGAATAACCCCTTTGCCCCTGATGATGCGGATGTATAAGCGGGTGCCGAATGATGGAAGTTGCATCACTCTGTACCCACGATGTGCCACATGAGAGCCGCAAGACGAGCGACTTCTTCTGGGGTGCAATTCATGCCAGTTTGAATCTTGGCAAAGAGCCCTTCCCACTCACCCATCACATCCTCCCAGCCGGGGCTGTCGATGATGGCCCATGCGGCGTGCATTCTGCCGGTGGGGTCGGTGAGGTCTAGGCGGCAGGACAGAAGCTCTTGATTTCCCCAGTCGCACAGGTAACAGGTCCGGTCTTCAAACTTGGGAGCTGTCCACACGTTTTCGCGCACTACGCTCCGCGCCTTTTTCGAGTTTCCGTGTCCTTGCGGGTTTGTCCACACCCCTTCGGAGGTTGGCGCTACAGGACTCCCTCGACGAATCCCGACACCGGGGGGCGCTTGGTTATTTGCCATCACTCACCGCCCGCGGCTTCTGCCCGGTGGCCGCAGCGGCGGCAGAACACACCGGCGCGCGCGCGCACGAGCACAGTGCTGCCGCACATCTGGCAGCGCGGGTGCGGGGTGTCACCGGGGAACACATCAGGCACTTCTTCATGGAACTGCATGGCCTCAATGAACTCTGCCTTCCGCTCGGCTGTGTTCTTGTCAGCGTCGTCGGGCACGTCAATGTCGAAGTGCTTCTTGTACAACTCCGGTACAATCCCTTCTTCCCTCGTCTGGCG